AATTCATCTCAAAAGATATTCTTGGCAATGTAATTGCAACAGGTTTGTTTAATTTTTCTTGTTGCTCTAATCTTGCCAAAAACTTTTGGGTTGGTCCATAAGAAAGTGGAACTCTTATTTCACTAAAAGTGTCTCCATCAGCATCTTTTGATTTAACAATAATGTTATTAAAAAGATTACCAAAGGCAATAATAGTTTTTCTTATATTTTGATGATAAAAGTAAGTTCCTAACATTAGTAATTCCCAAATAGATTTTTTTCTGTGAAGTCAATTATAGAATTTGATTCTGTTTGTATTTCATCATTTTGTTCGTATTTATCTTCATACTCAGCATTTTCACCAACATCAAAAATTGTATAACTAGCAGAAGATGTAGATCCTGTGATCGTTTCTCCATCAACATAAGATCCAATTATAGTACCAACTTGTAAAATTTTTGTTTCTACATTCCAATCTTTAACTCTAGCAGTTGCTCCAGATGTTCCTCCTGTTACAACTTCATTAAGTATATATGTTCCAATACCAGTAACAACTGAAGGAGTTGCTACAGTAAGCGTTGGTGCGACAGTATATCCATATCCTGGAGATGTCATGTATACTGAAGTGACTACTCCAGCAGAATTTACATTAGCAAAACCTGTTGCCGTGGATAATCCAGATTTATATTGAATGTTACTAGATATTGTTACAGTAGGATCACTTATATAATCAGTACCACCATTATCTATTCTTATGGATGATACTGTTCCCAATCCACTAATTATTGCAGTTGCAGTTGCAGTAGTTCCGAATGAAGAATCTGATCCAGATATTGTTACTTCTGGTGCTGAAGTATATCCCCATCCACCATCAGTAACAACAATAGATAATACTGTACCTAAACCACTTATACTTGCAGTTGCCAAAGCAACTCCACCATCTGGATTTGAGAATGTAACTTTTGGATTAGAAGTGTACCCAGATCCACCACTATCTACAGTGATAGTTCCTATTCCTAGAGATTTTTCAAGTATAACTTCTGCAACTGCAGTTGCTCCAACACCAGTAGATCCAGAAATAATTACATTTGGAACAGATATGTATCCAGAACCAGCATTAGTTAGGTATATTGATTTTATCGAGCAGTAATTTGCGGTACATGAAGTAATTGCAACAGCAGTTGCTCGAACTCCAGAAGGAGGACTATCAATAGTTATAGTAGGAACAGTGGTATAATTATAACCATCATCAATCAGTTTTATATTACTAACATACCCCAGATTTTGATTTATTACTGAAGATGCGGTAGCAGTGGTTCCAGATCCAATCAAAGTTAAAGATTTAATATAACCATAAGACTCAAGAGATTCATCTATTTCATTTAGAGATGTATTAATTAGAGAACTATCAGTATATTCAAATAGTTCACATTTTAATTCATAAACATATGTTTTTCCCAATTGATAAAATGGTTGTTCATGCTCAACAAATTTTATTTCAAACAGTCTTCCGCCCAAAGGAAACCAAATTAGATCTCCTTCTCTAGGTCTTAAGGAAGTACTATTTTCTGAGTCTGGAATAGTCTCTAAAAATGGAGAAATAAAATCTTCAAATCGTTCTTTTGAAATTATTAAAGTAACTTCATCCTTTAACTGCATACCAAATTTACTAAGTATATCTCCAGACCCAGAATATCCACCATAATTACTTAAATATGCTTCAATTTTATACTGTTCAGTAAATTTTGATGTTCTAACTTCTTCTAATATAGTTTCTTTTCTAACAAATCTTTGGGGCAAATATGAAACTTCAAGACCATACATGGTCAATTGTTCATTAATTAAAGATTGTATAAGTCTTTGTTCAGAATCTGAACCGTGAAGAAAAAATGGATTTAATGTCATAATTATCCTATGAAGTCATATGGTGGCAATTCATACTCTGCAGCCATTCTTTGTTTTAGTGTTGCCAATTCTTTTTCGGCGTCATCGTACAATTCCCTCCCATTCAATTCAACACCTCCAGGAAGTTTAACACCTCTAAACTTAAGAAGATTTTGACCCCATTGTCTTTTAATTAGGGAAGTTAAATATTGCTTTAAGAAACTGTCGTTATATATTTGTGTAAATGTTGATGGATCAAGTGCTCTATAACAATCAAGGACAATATAATCTCCAACAGTTTGTGATCCCCAATCTATATCCAAATATAATCTATCTTGCCTTTTATTAAATCTTACTTGCTTGTCTGTAGTCAATAAATGATCAATATCTTCAAGATAACTCTTCGTCATCGCATATTGAAGCAATTCAACAGAATTAAAATAATATAGATCATTTAAAAATAACTGATATTTTATACTAAACATTCCACCAGAAATCGAACTGGTGTCAAACTTAAATATTTTCTCTATTCCAATAACTGAATCCGGAACTTGTATAAAATTGGAAGTTTCATAAAAACTGGAAGTAAATGATCCTGCTCCAGTATCTGTAGATGATGCTGTTGTAGTTACAATTCCAACACCAGAAGTTCCTTTTGCCTTTCCTCGATCAACATCAGATTGAGTGATTTTGTATTTGAGATACATTCTCTCGACACCATCAAAATGTCTCTCATTAAAATACTGTATTGCATCATCAACCATGTCATCTAATTGATCATCATCTACATTTATTTCTAAAACCGGATATCCAAGTCTTCTTAAACAATAATCTATTAATCCTTGTCTAGTTGATGGTTTTGCCATTTTCTATTACCTTGTTACAGTCTTTGAAACTATTACAGATCCTTCCAAAACACGAGTTTTGGAACCATCACTTGTTTTTGTCAACACAATATCATATACATATCTCCCCGGCTTCAAATCTGCAGTATCAGATGGTTCTAATGATAATGTAAGTTCCCCATTACTTGGTGTAATAGCAGTTGTGGCAAAACTAACATAAGAACTGCTAGAAGAATGTTTTCTCAGTTGAGATTCATAGGTATATTCTAATAAATTTAAAGCCGCGCCATCATCGCCAGTTAATGTAAAAGTTTGTGAAAATGATGTTGAAGTATTAACAGACAAATTCAATGAAAATGGTGCTGCCATTTTATCTAAATTTTAGGTTCTTAAGTTATTTATATTTTAAATGAGGATATAATTTCCTGCTGCTTAAAATATAGTTTAATATAAGATTTGGCAACATTTTTGATTGTGTCAATACAATCACATGAATCTATTTCTGAGGATAATTTATGATATTCAAAATTTTTGCTCAAATTTTCTAATTCAATATCATTTGGATGCATTTATTAACTCCTTTAATAAGTTTTTAATTTCATTTACATCAGTTTTTAATTGCTCAATCTCCCTCTTTGTGTTCATTCTAGATGAAACACTATTTAGGTATTGTTCATATGCGGAGATGTCGTTATTGACAATAGCGCCAGTATCTTTATCTCTATAAAGATTTGAATGTCCTTTTACTTTAACTAAATTCATCATACTAATGCAATTGCTCTAATATCCTTAAATCTGGGATATCTGTCCATTCTACTTGATGACATAACAATTTTTATTGAGAATCCTACGAAAGATCCCACATTTGGTGCCGTGTACTCATATTGTAAGAATTCATTTTCAGTACTACCTTTAACAAACTTGTCAGGCAATCCACTGTTGTTAGAAAGATCTATAATATCAAGATAACCATCAAGATTTAAATCAGTAGTTAAATTATTATATCCTGGGAATAATTCATAATTTGGTAAACTTGTATTTGTTTCAGATCTAATTAAAGAATACATTACCCTGAAATCTGCAGAAGAATCTCTATATGCTGATAAAATAACCTTTAATGTATTTGATGGTTGTGCAAGACGAACAGTTTTGGAAACATAAACTGCTTCATGGGGATCGAGTATATTTGATGAAGTTGAATAATTTGTAATATAATTATCAATTGGTCTGTTTATTCTTGCTTTTTTATATTCAGTTGTAGTAGTATCTAAGAATATCATTGGGGACAGATTATAATTATCTGTCTTTAATGTAAGTGCTAATGTTTGAGATCTACTTCTAGGAATATTTGTTAGGTATTCATCAGCATTTGTTTTTGAGGCAACCATTCTCAAGGAATTCAATTTATTTGGGGTATTTAATTGTATGTCTTCATATCCAAGATCTGTAAATGATATTTCAGTACCATTGCAACTCGTTGCACTAACAGTTCTTATTTTACCAGTTAGATTGACTATAGGTCCTGGGACAATTGCATCTATGTATGGAGTTACAGTATCATAAACAATATTTTCTGATGCATATATTAAATTTCCACCAGTACTTCTCTCATTATTGAATGTGAGTTTTGGATTCGTCCCATCATCTGTAGATCTATTTTTGCCCATAAAGACTCCATCACCATCTGTTCCACTTGATAATAGGGGTAGATAATAACTATCAATTCCAATTCCAGTGTCAACAAGGTTATGAGTTCTGTTTATTCTTGCAAGAGATACACCAGATGTCTCATATTTTTGGATTATTGAATCTTTTGCGTGACTAATTGGAGTAGTACCAAATACTCCTCTTGTTAAACCACCTAGTTCTGTTCCAGATGCTGATGTATAACTTATAATTTCATTATTCAAAGTAATATAACCTAGATTTGTAGCACTTACTGCAATTCCTTCAAAAGTTGTAAATTCTGAAATATCTCCAGAAGCCACATTTAATGCTAATCCATTTCTACTTAATGCAGAAGTCATTTTTATTCTTGGAGTATCTGGTAATACTCCAGATAATGTAACAAGATTATTTGTTGCATACATTCCATGGTCAAAATGATCTACTTTGAAATGTGCTCCGTCATAATAATTGCTAGCATAAGTACTGGATGTTTTTAGAGTTGTATCTGCTAAACTAACTAGTGATCCACCAGAATAATATGTTAGTAAAGAACCATCAGTAAATGATTCTCCTAACACATTGGTTAGATATAAAGTATCAATAGAAGAAGAATTGCTAGTGATTGTAAATACTGCATTTTCTCCACTGGGAACAGATGCTGATCCAGTAATATCTGCGGTTACAATTCCGACAATATCACCAATAATGTAACCATTTCCTTGAGTGTTAACTGATACAGATTGAATAGTTCCATTAGAAGCTGCGGTTACGTCTAAGATCAATCCAGAACCATTTCCAGTAATATTGTAAGTAGATACTGCAGATGAAGATCCTGTAGTGTAATTTCTACCACCAGTGTCTATTCCTACGGCAGTTGCTTTACTTCCAACTTTTTCAATAATTCCAGAAACATATGTTTTTGATGCATCACCAATTTTTCTACCCGCTGCAAATACACTCAATAGAGAAGAATCTGTAATAGTATCAATACCAACTTTTAATTTTCTTGGTAGTGTTGTTATAGCATTATTTGATAGATTGCGAAGATAACTATTGGACTTTGATAAATCTGAATTTCCAAGATATAGAATTCCTTCTGTAGATGTGAATTCTGCTTTATATAATTTAAACTTCATATCTTCATATTGATCTGGAGTCCAAGTAGATCCATTTTGTGATTTGAATAGACTTCCTATAGCAAATTGTCTAGTATATCTAACGGTTTCAACATCTGGTAAAGATTGAGTATTAATTGTTTTTTCACCCATTCTTGCAGTAAACACTGTATATTCAGCACTTTCTGGTGCCATTAATACTAGTGCATATTCTAATCCTGCTGGTAAGAATATTGGATATGGGAAAGTTACTCTTGTTGCAACAGATCCATCAGTAGATACATTGTCTCTAAGTATTGTAGTTCCAGAAACTACATCAGTTGGTCTCAGTGTTACTGGATCTCCAATTATTGTTAATGTTGGTATTCCAAATTCAGTTGTTCTGATTTGTACTGTGATTGGGGCATTTCCAGAATCTACCGATTGGAAGAATATATCAACAGCAGTTAAAAATGCACCATTCGCATCATCATTAAATGAATTTAAACCTCTAGCAGTTCCAACTAAGAATGTTTGTGCTAAAGGATCGGCATGAGCTTGTCTTTGTATAATTTGAGTAACATTTGTAATATTGTTAATTACAGGTGTTGGTGTTTGAATGGTGGAAATTGACTCTTGACGAACTGCATGTAGAGTTTTTGTTCTGATGTTATTAATGGTTGTTAGGTTTGCACTAACTTCAGTAATTCTAGTTGTTTGGCGTTTTTTATTTACAATACCTTCAGAAACATAAGTTGATTCTGCCGAAGAGATATTAGTATCGCCAATTAATCCATTAATATTATTTGGACTTGATGACAATTTAAATGTTTTTAATCCAGTTGGAACTCTTAATACTGGTGGTGGTTGTGTATTTGGATCTCTTAGGAAGAATGTTCCTATAAGATCTCCATAAATATCAGTTATCAACCTAATATCCTTAAGATATGCTGATGCACCGCTTGAAGTTCCAATTAAAACACATCCTTTTACCAAATAACCACCATATAGTTCACCAGTAGCGTCTTCGGATAATGATAAAGTGTCTATGTTTAAAATACTTGAGGATTGACTATAATCACTTGGAATACTAACATCTTTATTATAAGGATTCAAATCATAAGTTGTTGTTGGATTATTATATGGTCCAGACTTATGATTTGGGGAAGCTAGTCTAAAACTCATTATTTGAACATTGTTGTTCCAAACAACAACGGTCTCACCAATTTCAAAAACTCCTTCTGTACCATCACTTGTCAATCCAAGGTCATTAGTAACCTCTAATAGTTTTGGAGTAACATCTATATTTCCCTGACCATCTATAAATGGATAATATCTAGTAAGTGCTTTTAAATTGGATGAAGAGAATTGAGTATTTCTTGATCTCATAAAGAGATCTTCTACGCTATCAACAAAAGTAGTTTCAGTAGATGATGCAAATTGACTATCACTAGATACACTTCTTTCGGTCCGAACAGGGCCCGTATCCATATTAAGGTTTAAGAAAGTATCCCTAAATTGATTTTCACCTAGTCCAGCATTTCCTGGAGTTACACCATTATTATTTACAGCAAGATTTACTGATTCTGTGTTTACTACACTTTGTAAATTTAATGTGATTGAATGTCTGATTGTTTCATCCGCCAATCTTTCAGTTCTAATCCAAGTATCTCTGAATGGATTTAGTCTAATATCACCAACATATTGAATAACATGGAAGGGATTTACATTTTCAATTCTAGTTGCGAGTGATTGTTCAATCCAGTCTCTGTTCTTGTAATCTAATGTTGCTACTTGAGATGTTTTTTTAATTCTAGAATCTAATAGTTTATAATCAACAGAACTATCATATTCTGATGAACTAATAGCATTTTCAGTTAGTACTTTATTTGGAACTGCATTTCTACTTATCAATGGAGTCATTTCATTTGACTCTTCATCAATTTGGCATAAAGATAAACCTAGATTTATTAATGAATCATTGGTAAAAGAATCTGCAAAGAATCCTGTTTTAAATCTATCTATTCCATCAGAATCTTTGACTTGGAAAGATTGTGCACTCAGTTCTAATAGTGATAGAGAAGTTACTTCTTCCAAAGTTTCAATTCTATCCTCCATTGCACCAATATCTCTCATGGTGTATCTCTTATTATCCACCATTTGGATTATTGCATCCGAAGTTTTATAAAGATATGGTGGTAATATGATAGATGCCACTTCAAGAACATCTGTTGATTTTTTAGGTTGCCTTGGATTTAAAGATGAAATGCCCCTTTCTACCTTGAATGAACCATTTGCATCTAGATATAGTCTATCAATTCTTGGTAAATAGACATCATATGATATTAAAGATGCTTCATCTGGTGTTATAATTACTTTTGGAGAAGATCCAAAATTTCTAGATGAAAAGTCAAATGGTGAGGAAGTGGAAGCACTAAAATATGATACTCTAGGTCTAAAGTCTAAAATATCTGAGGCTTTAACATTGTATCTTCCAACATTAGGAATACTAAAACCATAATCATCTCTAAAATAACTAGCAACACTATATAAATCTCCAGTATCACTAGATGATACATCGTAGTAATCAAATACTACTTTTATTTTTTTAGATGGTTCTGGTTGGTTCTTACTTCTTATTAATCTTGAATAATCATAGTACTCATCTTTTTGCCCTTTATCTAACTTAAATGCAGATGTTATATCTTTATATGAACCAAATGTTGCCGATTCTATAGGAACTTCAAGATTGCTATTTTCAAAACTAACAGTTTCACCAACTTGGAACTTATTTTTATTCAAATATACTATTTCAATAGTATTAGTTGTTTTTGCAACTATTCTAGCTACACTATCAGAAGTTTTACCTACAATATTTTCACCAATAATAGCATTATTATGGACATTGTATATTGATGAAAATACTAACTTATCAAATGTAATCTCAGATCCTACTGATTCATATACAGCAATAATTTTTGATACATCTGGATATCTTAAGCATATCTCTTCATCCTGTACCCTTAAACCATAAAAACGATTATATGTAAGACCATCATTTGCAGAAGAATTAGCATCTATTCCAGATCTTTCATATTTTGATAATGATATGTCTAATATTTGACTCTTTTTATGTATTTTAACTTTACTCTGTATTCCGGTCTTAACAAACGACGCAATGACGGAATAAATGGTCTTATTTGAAATATTATTGAAAGTTACTGATGTATAATCACTACTAAAAACAACTTGATCTTTTGTTAATGCTTCAGTAGTACCATCTGTATAATGGATAGAATATCTTTCAGGATCAAAGGTATTAAATTTAATCGTTGAAGAATTTCCTGGAAGAGTGAAGTTTGTAGTGGTTAAAGTTACTGTATTTGAAGATACTAAACTATTTAAAATTGCTTGTGCAGAAAAATTTAATCTTGAACCATCTAAGTCAACAGTTGAAATATTATTATTTGGTAAAACTGAATATAGATAAGATTTTTCTGGATTTTTTATAGATGATTTTAAAATTCTGAATCTAACATCTATTTCACTACCAGATAAAGTACCATTGTTTACATCTGTTATAGCAGTAGTAGTTGTTAATGTTAAAGTATTTGGATTAACAGCAGTTACAAAATTATAAGTTTCTAAAGAATCACCCGGTTTTTTATATGAAATAAGTGTATTTGTTGTTATTCCAGATAATGGTTTTGATGATGTAAGAGTGGATGAATTAATGGTGACAGTATCTAATGAATTAAATCCTGGCACAAGTTCTGCTTCTAATACAGAATCTGCTAAAAAGACAGTAGAACCAGATCCATCATATACAGACTTAATATCCTTTGATGTGAATTTTCTTAGTGATGAGATATTTCTACCAATAGCATCATTTCCATCAATAATTATATTTTCATTTCTAATAAATGTACCAGACTCTTGCCTCACTAGTACTCTATTTGTACCATTACCATCACTAATTGCATATCCAATTGCACCACTAGATTGTCCAACAATTCTAGATGATGTTTTTATTTGCGATGATGATAGTGTAGTTCCCAATATCAATTCTGTATATAACTTAATGTCATACAGATATAGGTCCCAATTTGTTTTATTTGTCTCATAAGGAGCATCAGTTACTTTGAAAAGATATACTCTTGCATTACCAATTGGTTCACCAGATGGTGAACTAGATGCACCTCTTCTTTCATTGTAAAATGTTACTGAGGATTTTAAAACAGGTGATCCATAAACATTATTAACCCTAATGATATTTCCCATATCGAATGGGACTAAGACATCATTAATTTTAAGTGTATCTCTTGGTTTATCTACATCAATAACAGTACTTATAGTTTTTTCAACATCATATCCTTTAACATATGCTTTTCCTGGACTTACAGTAACACACATTAAATCATCAGAAGGTGTATTTCCTTCTGAAGTTAAATCACCACTATAATATTTTCCATTATTTCCAATTAAATTATTTAAAGATGTATTTAATGAAACTTGGAATGGAGTTGTGGTATAATTTCCAGATTCATCATAAGTTCTTTGTGCTAGATAATCTTTAATTAGATTATAATTTGTATTGGACTCTAATTTTTTTAGAATGCCATTTTCAACTCTTAAAAGTTCAACAAAATTTGTATCATTAAAATTGGTTAATGGTTTCTTACTTAACTCTAATTTTATTTTAAATCTATCTGCTCCTGGAGCTGAAAAATTGTTAAATCCATTAGCATTATCATATAAAGTTGAATCATCTTTCGCGGTTATTATTTGCTCAGATACATTTAATCCAACCCTATATGAAGATTGATTTGTATAGTAATCTAGTACTATAGAATGTTTCTCTACAGATACAAAAGATCCTCTTATGAAATATATCCCATTTTCTATAGATGCAGAAGATCCTACTGCAGTTGCATTATCTGATATTAATGATGCAAATGGAGAATCTGCAGAGATTATAGTATTGTTTACACCATAGGTTATAGATTCTGTTGATAATAATGTCTCACCATCTAAAAATGTTGAGAACTCAAAATTATTGCCAGATTCTAAGTATTTTACATATAAGGTAATATCTTCAACATCATCATTAGGAAGGACTACCTTTTTAACAGTTGCAGTTAAACCAGAAGATTGTCCTGTTATTTTCTTTTCTAAATATTTTTCAATATATAAACTTATATCTATACCAAAGGAAGTGGGATTTAATTTTACAGCGTGGTAATCTGGATCGTAGTGAATTCCACCAGGAATCACCATAGATCCTTCTTTAAATATATGACTTCCAAAAGATTCAATCTGATTTTGTAAAATAGATTGAATCGTATTTAATTCTCTAGACTGTATAGGTCTTCCTGGCGTAAAAAGAACCTTGTAATAATTTTTATCAACACTAAAATCATCAAAATATGGATTGATGTTGAAATTTGTTTTTTGTGCCATTGTTTAAAATTCTAGAATGATTTTAATATCTTCTTTTTGTCTAGAGTTTCTTGTTACTAAAGGTCTGTTATCAATAAAAATAATATCTCCAGATGTTTTATTTATTTCAGGTTTTGATACCCCAGATGTAAAACTACAATCCAAATTAATTAATTTATTATTTACAGTTAATGTGGATTGACTGAATGTGGTGTCAATGGATGCTGTAAATCCACTTTCTTTTCCACTGACCACACCAGTTCCAGAAAAATCTAAATTTTTCGAATCAGTTGATATTCCAACATAATCAGTTTGATCATAAGTAGATGCATTATAATATAAAGATCTATCCTTAAAGTATTTTAAAACACCAGTCTCATTATCATACGATGCAACGTATCCAGAAGCATTTCCACCAGTAACTGGTTGTGTGATTATTTCTCCCACTCTGGGAAGGTTAGTACCGTCAATAGTTACTTTTAATGAATATAGTCCAGAAAATGTTGAACTTGTGTATGCATTATCCGAAACAAAATTAAGGGGATTTTTTAAAATTCCAATTTGGGCAAATTTACAATCTACAGGAAAATCTTTTGTAGAAGAATCAAATCTACTATAGACTAGTACTTTATCAGAACCAAGTTCTCTATACAAATCGTATCCATGTCCCTTTGACGGTGGAATTATTGGTATTAATTTTGCTGGTTGAACAAAATTCTGTGTTTGCTGGAGAGGTCCTAGATCAACAATCCCATAAGTATATCCAGATCCACCTGAAGTTACTGTTGTTTTTGTTATCTGTCCATTATTATTGACATCAATAAAAACTCTAGCCCCAGAACCATCACCTAAGATATCAACTTCTCCAGATTGATATCCACCACTACCCAAATTTGCAATATATACAAATTTGATTTGATTATTATTTAAATCCGAATTTCCATTATTTCTAATGTTTTCAATTTGTGTAGTTGTTGATGTACTCCAGTCATTAGGTAAAGGAATAAACTCAACAGAATCAAATTTTACAATATCTGTAGGTGGAACTGTAAATAGATATTTCCAAATATATCCATCATTACTAGTACCAGCTGGTTTTGATGGTTCTAAATCTGTAAATAGTGGTTCATCTTGGGATTCATTACCCGTAGGATTAGATCCTGTAGATCCATTACTTATACAAACATAAACCTGATACAAACTATTAATTACATAATAATTTGTATCATAAAGTCTTGATCTATTTGTAACTGCACTTCTATTATTTGCACTATAATCATGTCGGTACATATCATATTTTGTACCTTGCTTCCATTCAATTTTTCTAATACATCTTCTTACATTTTGAGGTATTACTCTCTTACCATATTGTAAAGTATCACCATAATGAGTAAGATAATCTAAATTATCCGTTGGATTTGGAAGAACTGCATCGGAAGCTGATACACCTTCAGCACCATCCCAATTTTCATTTCTTCCAAATCCAGCATAAGAAGGATTACTTAATCCAACAAATACATAATAATAATCAGTTTCATCTGTAATAGAATCAATAAAATTATTTGTATTTAAAATTCTAAATTGATCCGTAACAAAAGCAGACATTTTAAACCATTTTTTCTACTATTTATAACTATTTTCTAAGAGATCCAGTGTCTCTCAATCCAGAATTTCTTCTTTGTACTGTGGGGTATGTGGATAGTCCACTAACAGTTAAAGATGTCACTGCAATTGATACTGGGTTTGATGATCTTGTAAATCCACTAATCTTACCAAATGAGAATTTGCCTACAGGATTTTCTTTAGTTCCAGTAGTACCAATTCCAATGATGTTAGTTTGATTGGATATATTGCAAGTTATAATTCCAGTTAGAGTATTTACAGACTGTATCTTATAAACACAATCTAGATATTCTGTAGAAATTCCTATAGTGTCAGATTCATTTTGGTCAATTGTAGTCAGTCCAGTTCCAACAGCAGTATCAAAAATATAAATTGGAATTCCTGCAGACAGATCTGTAAAGTCGTCATTTGTTGCTGATAATGTAAATTCTATTGCAATTCCAGTTCCAGACACAGTTGTTGTTGCAATTCCAACAATAGATCCACTAAGACCATTAACAACATTAGCTTGAGAAAGTATTTCCTTCTCAAATTCTGGAGACTCTATTACAACTTGTGGTGGATTTGTATTTGTATATCCAGAACCTGGATTAACAACACTAACACTTTCTATAGAACCATTAACTATTGTTAGAGATGCAGTTGCTGTTGTACCAATACCAACATCGCTAGTTACTGTACTAATACCAGCAGTATACCAACTTCTATTAGTACCAACTCCTATAAATGGATTTGAAACTTTAATTTGTACCAAAGATGTGTATCCAAAACCAGCATTAACAATATCAAATGATGAAATAGTTCCTGCAGCAGAAACAATTGCTGTAATAATTCCAATAATATTAGATTCTTGATATGGAACCACAATAAGATCCAATTTATCTATTGATGCTGTACCTTCATAATCAAAGAATTCTGCATTATCCAAGTATATTGTACCATCGGTACTACTAAAATCACCTATCACTTTCGCAGTTGGATAAATTTGTGGTTCTAAAGAATCTCTAGATTTTGAATAGAAAATTTCATTAATAACGAGGTCTTCTTTTTGCTTAATCCAATCCACAGGTCTTAAATTCTGAGAATCAATACCTTGACCAAAATAAGTATTTGTTTCCACCACATCTGTAGAAACTATATCATAAACTAATCTAATATCTTGAGTTGTAGTTTCTGATAATAATTCATTATCAGATTTAATTTGAAGTTGATCTCCTGGTTTAATACTTTCATTTACAAGAACTAATGAAGAATCTTCCCCATAAGTACCAACATAGAAATACACCTGAACATCATCTTCAACTTTTGGTGCTGTTAAAAATCTAAAGCTAGTTCCACCATTAAATTCATACGCAACTCCTGGTTCCTGCAATATTCCATTTACAAATATCACTAATAGAGAATTAAAATCAATGGATTCAGATTCTACATTGTCAGTATTTTTTTGGAAAGATATCAAATCACCATTATAATATAATGGATACTGTTGTCTAGATCCATTTTGATAAGGTTTAATTGAATCTATGAGATCCAATTCTCCAAATTGCCAAGATGAGAAATTGTCAGAATATGTGTCTAAAACAAATAATCTAAATTCATTTACTGGTTCAGATAATCCTGAGGCAGTAACTAAACCAACCACAGTAAGAACATCACCTCTTCTAAATGAATATCCGGATCTTATCACATCAAATGAGGATACTTCAAATAATGTAGACCCAATACCAACGGTTCCATCAGTAGAAACTCCCGCTGCTGGTCCAACTTCAACATTTACAAGCATTCCTATTCCAGTTTGTGTTGTAAGACCAACAGAAAGTCTAGAAACTCCTATAACTTCTAGATTTTCATATGTTGGAGGTTCTAAATCTAAAACTGGTCTCACGTATCCACTTCCACCATCAGTAACATTAAATGCTAATGTTCCACCTGCACCAACAGTAATGTCTAGATTTGCACCAGATCCAATCATCGAACCAACATTTACAGTTATACTGTTTGTAGTGTATGCGGTAATATCTGTTGCAATTCCAGCAACGGGATCTGTTGCCCTTGGATATGCAATTTGTACCTCATCACCATCAGATGAGCATGTGAATATAATTGATCCTGTTTTAATTTGTACAGTATCACTATCAGTTAATCCATGATCCTCTATACTCAACAATAAACTTCCAGTCTTTGGATTATACTCTGCAAATACTGGTTCATATGTATCAGATCCATTATATACTGCATCTTCATCGGCGCTGACAAATTTGTGTACATAATCTCCAGCAGCATCTCTAATTGCATATGATAATGGATTCTTATAACCAGAACCAAAAGTTAAATTATCTAACCAGACGTATGCGGTACCAAAACCAACATAATAATGTTCAAGAGTACTAATACCAACATTAAGAGTAAATGAATCTGTTCCTATGCCAATAATATCAAAAGGATCGTTGTGAGATGGGAAATAAGATGTAACTCCAGGATTACTGTTACAAGTAAATGCCAATCCAACCAATTTAACTTGATTTGAATCTACTTCTTTTATTTTATAGACATCAGAAGTTGTAGATTTTACAGATAGTACACCAGTTTGGTTATTATATGATACTGTACTAAATCCAATTTCCTTACCAGTGGTTGCAGCGGAAACAACTGGGTTTTGAATTACTCCATTTACATCAACATTGAAGTGAACTCTAGCACCCTCAAGAGGAGCATATCCAAGTCCAGAAGTTGATCCTAAAGATACTATAATTCCACCCCTTGGTAGTTGATTTTGATTAACATCAGACTCCGAAATTGTAAGACTATCATCAGAAGCATCTCTTAATCCACTAAATCTTAAAGTTGTAACTCCAGCATTTGAATCCTGAATCATATTGAAATTATAATCAACAATATTCTCAGTAAGTGGTGTTTGGAATATTCCATTAATGAAAACCACACCATTTCCACCTTGAGTTACTGTGGATATTCCTATCGTAGATACGCCCAATCTTGTAATATTGAAATCTGTAGTTTTTCCATCAAAATTATTTGATATATCATCAAATACCTGATTAGTACTATAATCTTTTCTCAAGAACACTCTTCCACCAAATGTTGCTCTGGGGTAGAATAGATTTCTTTCATCTCTACTTACAAGGTCCCCAATATTTCCTCTTGGGGGTGATGTAAAGTAAATGTTTTCACCATTTATATTGTAAGAACCTCTGTAGATATCAACTTTAGTTTGATTTGTGTGTGATGTTGCTATACTTCCAAAGAATCCTCTCTCAACTTCAACTATGTTAAAATCGCCATCAAGATAAGATATTACACCAGAGGTAGTTCCTATTCCAACATTAAGAACTTTTACATACTCATCATCAATTTTTAATATATCAATTGGTGAGATAGAACTTATTCCACTTAAATTGAAGAAACTATCTGCATACCCAACATTACCATCAGTGTCAGATAATGAATGTGCTATACCAGTATATGCTAGTGGATATTGAACTAAATCATTAATTGTAATTAATGATTTTTCATTCTTTTTATACATCTCAAGTTCATGACTATTTCCAAGACCAAAATATGTAAATGTAACTCCAATTCCAAGATTTGCATTGCTATAATTGGATGCTAATTTAAACTTACTATTATCAATTCTTATTGCAAAAACATCGCTAGGTAAAATTGTAGTAGTTACTCCAGAGATGTCTGTTGATGCTTGAATATGCATTGAACTATATCCAATGCCAGTAAATGTGGAGTTTGGTCTATAAATTAATCTTTCACCAGTATTAAAGAAGTGATCATTTATAGTAAAGACACCAGTATCTGGATTTAAAATGTTCTCATTATTTGGATTAAATTTCTTAGCAAAAATTGGAGTTTTATTGTATAGCAGTGGGAAACTTAATCTATTAATATTTGGTGAATTAAGTCCATAATATCTTGCAATAGACTGAGTTTCTACTAAGTTAGAAATATTCAATTCGAGAGGTATATTAATTTCATCTAAGAAACTATAGAATGAATAATCTATTTGTGAGATGCTTATATCTGAAGTCTCATAATTCGAGTTTCTTTCAAATTCTAAGCATAGATTATTATTAGATAATGATGATCTAAATGCACCTATTGATGATCCTATGGTTACTAATGGTGCCTCAGTTATGAATGAATTATTACCATCATGCAAAGTTACAACTTGGTGTAAGGATACTGTATTTCCAATACTAACTCTTGCTAATGTTTTTACAGAACTAAACAATACAGAATCATATTCTCTGACAGTAACAATACCAGAAGAAGTTCCAGTCTGAGACGATGGAGTGTCTATTCTTACTGTTCTTACAGAATCATCATCTTGCAAGTAGGATTTAAATTTATATGTGGATATTCCTAAAGTAGAATCTCCAAAGATATAAGATTTTGTTTTTATGTTTAATTCACTATTAGTATAATTTTCAAATGATAGGATTAAATTGCTGCTTCCATCAATCGTCGCATTAAAGGTACCTATTCCAGACATTGACGATAGATCATTATTATCTGCAGAATAACTAAATTCTGATAGTACTACACCTGTTCCTGTACCACTATAAATTCCAAATAGTTCAACATATTTTGATGTATTATTGGTTCTATCAACAACATGAGATTCTGTCACAAAGCAATTGTAAATGCTAGAGTCTAAAGATAATATGTTTTTACTACTATCAGTAGTTTTAAATACGGTAGTATCGCTTAGAATTATAGATGATAGTAAATTTAAATAATCTTCAGTGGTAATATTTGATGGAGTTTGTGTAGTTTCTAATACTTTAATTTCATAATCATAATCAAAAGGATTTTCTGGATAGAATACTACAGAATAATTTTTATATTCATCAGCTTCTATTCCAACTGCACCATAAGATTGTTGTGCATCACCAACAAGTTTATTCGAATATACTGTTTTTTCTAGGAAATATGCAGTATCTATTCCATCATGTATAGTTACAATTTCGGATAATTGAATATGATTAATACCAGCATCAATATTGGTTTGAGTACTTTTTATTTGAACAAGTAATTTATAGTATGATAAATCTGGAGACAGTACCTTTATGGGTGCTTTGCTTAACAAGTTTTCATCATCAGAACTTGAAAATAGGGGACTAATGTTATCAATGTTTAAAACTCTATTTGTTGATGAACCAAAGAAATCGGAAAGTTGTACATTAGCAAATTCCACAAATTTCGAGGATGTTGATGTTGGATCATAATCTCTTACAATGTCATAATTTTTAATTGTATCAACTCTAGATTGTGATGATAATATCTGTATAATATCGAGTGTTGATTCTGATGTTGTTCCAATTCCAACTATATTAGATACTTTTCCTTGAATTTGAGTATCGGCAAAGTTTTTGGTTCCTATTGGATGTACAATTGAATTTACTGGAGTTTTTATTTCTTCCCATGTCTTTTCACTCTTTATTGTGTATGAGAGATTTTGATAGTAGTCATTATCTGGAATAAATTGTGTATCTAAGTTTAATTTACCAGAATCAGATTTCCATCCATATTCTACAAGTCTTGTGCCAGAAACATCATATTTACCATCCACATTTGTTATTTTATAAATGGTAGCTATTGATCCAGAGACAGTTCCTCTAATCTTAGTATCTTTGGAGATCTCAAAATCACCAAATAATTTTAAATAATTCTTTGTAGATTTTTTAACTACTAAATCAGTTTCAACTACACTACCATCAGTTTGAACTATTGAAATTCCCTCACCGTCAATAAAGATACCAAGATCTTGAGTTACTTTAAATGTAGGATAATTATCACTTTTAATAATGGATGCAAAAGTATCAATTTGGAATGTTACTGCTATACCTGGATTTCCATATAATGTTGGTATTTTAATTACCATTTCACCAGGATCTGAATCTGCAGTATAACTAATTACATCAAAGAAACTATAACCATGATCTTTTGAATTAAATCCAATACCAGTTCCATCTAAAATATCAATATTTTCAATAAAAACTTTATCGCCTTCTGCAAATGGATCTTCAGCAAATCCTAAAATTGGGGTTTTCAAAATACAAGTCATTATTCCAGATGTGCTGGAAGTAACTCTATCAATTCTTATACCATTAGAATTATTGACGGCAACAACAGTTGTAGGTGTAACTGATAATCCTTGTGGAGTAACTTCAATATTTACCTCAGATATACTAGCATTTCCAGTACCAGATCCTGACATAATCGGTGTTATTAATCCACCTCCAACTTCTTTCTTTGTGGTACTATCAATGAGCAATAGTGTTGGTGGAGATGGATAATTTTTACCTCCATCTAACACTTTAACTTGTTTCAAATAGTATGAATCTTTAAAATAACAATTCTGTGAAGAGTTTAAAGATGGATTTAGTGTTGGATCTAGAGAATATTCAAACCCACTGTTTAAAATTTGCTTTGATATAAGTTTACCAATTTTACTTGATTTTGCTAAAACTGATAAATTTTTACCATTTGCAGAATTTGTTTTGGAGTAGTATGGCAAATCACTATAAAGATCTCCTTGATTTGTAACAGAAATCTTTTCTACAGCACCAATTGCATTTGTAGAATTTGTTGTATATTTTAATGTATGGCAATCATTTTGTTCATAATAATTTTTCTCAGGAATCTCATTTAGATAAACATCAAATGTTTCATCTTGAGCATTAAAAATACTATAGGTTCCTGAATAATTACTGCTAAGATATGATATTTTTGATGGACTATTACTATCAACTAGTGAGTTGATTTTATCTAAAGAAGAATCTACAAGGGTATAGTAAAAATTATTTGGATTATTTTGGTCATATTTCAATGTTAATGATGCATTTGTTGATACACCAACTGTCCCAATGCCAATAACAGAGAATGTACTTACTGTATTGGTTGATGCTGAGGAAACAAACTCATTTTTAAAGTCACTATCGTAGTAAATATTAAAATTATATCCTTCCAAAGAGGAGTCGCTTAAGTCAAATACTAAATTGTTTCTACCTATTATATGAATTTCTGGTTGAATTAGAGATAATGCTTGTGTACCTATTCCCTGAGAAGAAATATTAACAGTTCTTGCTGGTTTATTGGTAGAATCTTTGAATGTTTCTGATAATTTTATAGTATCGACATTAATTTTATTGACATAATATACACTAGAACTTATTCCGGATGGAGTAGATGTTGAAATATAATATACCTTATCTCCACTTACTAATCCATGATTTGTAATGCTTATACTATTTTGACTAATATCCACATCAGATGGAGTAAAAGATAATTCTTTTACTGATATGGCATCAATATTGGAAATATATTTTAGATTAATATAATCACTATTACCTATTCCAATATTTTGACTAGGAATAACCTCTAAATTTATTAGATCATTATCTTTCAAGTTATGGTATGTTGATATTGAAACTGTTGCTACACTTTGATCTATTCTACATAGATATTCATCATACAAAGTATTAATCGTATATTCAAAATTATCACTTCCAGCAAATGCATTATTGGGGAAATACAATCCATTGGATGTTGTTGTAAGACCTACAGCAGTTACAATTCCAATATAATCATCAGATTTATTAATAATGTATACTTCTTCTTCAGTTGAACTTAATAATGTAAATGTGACATAAGGATCATTGCCCACTAATAGAGAGGCTGCTCCAGAAGAAGGGCGCTCAAGAAGAACTTTTTGTCCAGTTTTTAATCCATGATTTGGGATGTAAATACTTTGTGTTGGAATATCCTTGGTTATATAATTATTTCCAACATAAAATGACCTTGTAAAATAAGATCCAGGTAAAGTTCCCACACCAACAGAATGTTGTGGGTTAAAATATCTCTTATAATTTGGTTTTAAATTAAATGCCTCAGATTTTGAATCAATATCAAATGAATTTGGTAAAAATTCTACTAGTGATCTATCAGTACTTAATCCAGAATTTCCAGTTTTTTTACATCTTACAATACCCTCACCTTCATAATAATTTAAAATAGTGAAATATTGATCATATGTTGTAGAACTTACAGTTTTAATCTTAAGAGAACTTCCAATAGAAACTAAATTTGGATATGATAATAATTGTATGTCAGTTACAATTCCGGCAGAATATGTCGGTATAGAACCATCTAGATTAGTATAGTGTGTTTTTACTTTGGCAAAGTAATCACCATTAAGTGGTGCAAAAGAACTTGTTAGACCAGATACAGTTACTTTAGTATTATTTTTTATTTCATGACTAGGATTAATAACAATACTTGCATTATTTGCAAAATTTGGATATATTTTAGCGTTTAGATAGACTTTAGAACTATTGTCTATACTAGTAATACTTTGCCCTTTAATCCTAGAAACCTTTGTCTCTAAACCATAACCGCCATTAGAAGAGTCAGTATCAAAATATATCTCATCATTTACTTTAAATCCATCTCCAGAAGAAAGTATTTCTACCGATTCAATACCACCTTTTGTGATACTTGTGATTTTACATTGCTGATTTAGTAAATTGTCTTTACTTGGATAAAAATCATAGGTTGAATACTCGTCATATGTTCCATATGGGAAAGTATTTCTCAATAAAGAGACACTTTCAAAATCAAAAGATTGATTTAATCTATTATTCTTGTTAATTTCTACACTCTTTGATCTATAATTATTGGCAATAAAATATGGATATCTTCCAATAATTTCATTATTTGGGTTAATATCTACTGATGAAAAATATGCATATGTTCCCTCAGGGAATTCTGGTGTTTTACACCATCTTCCATTGTAAATATCTAAATCTCCAGAATTATCAAATTTATAATCCCCAATAAAATACCCAAGTTCAAACCCAGATGGTCTATTTGTAATATTGCTAATATTTTTAGTATATCCAGATTTTAATTGTTTTATTTGTGAAACTTTTTCTGGATCTGTATATCCATATGGACCATAAATTGGATTTCCATCATAAGCCCACCCAATTATTGGAGAATGATTATCAGATGATTCATTGAATGTTGATTTTAATAAATCAGAATAACCACAGACTACGTATTGGAGTTGATTATTTAAGTTCTTGTATATAAACTCAAGTGATGGATCTCTACGATCCGAATATTGGGTACCATACTTATAGCAATTATCTACTGTTAATGCCCTAACTTTTGGATTTAAAAGAGCATTTTTACCATCGAAGGAAGTTGTTATGATAGTATCAGCACTAGTATAATTATATCCACCATCAATTACAACAACATTAGTTATTTTTCCATCAGATATTTCAGCTCTCAATACTGCACCAATTCCGGTGGAACTCTTGACAACTAAATCAGGTATAGAATAAAAATTAAATCCACCATATGAAACGATAACTTTTTCAATTTTACCACCACTTATAATTGGAGATAAAGAAGCTTCTTGTCCCTGTAAGATACTTACAGATGGTGAAACTTCTACATTCAATACTGTTGATCCATAGTTACTTCCTCCTTCATAAAGATAACTATCAATGATAGATCCCTTTATAACCGGAGTACAGGAAATATTACTTAATTGTGGATTACCACCAGAGATATAACTAACTTCTACACTTATATTCGGATAATTAAAGTACTGATATCCAGACCCTGTTGATTCGATAGAAACGTATTTTTCTCTATCATAATAACTAGTATCTGTCCCACCAACACCAGCATTGCATAGTCTAAATGAATCATTATCTATTTTTAAGACATAGTATTGATTTGATGTTGATAAACCACTAATTACAGAAGTCTGATAATTATAAGTTACTATTTCGCCAGATAAGAATCCATGGTTTTTAAAATTGATACTATCATTTACTGTAGAAATGCCACTTTGTTTAACTATTAATTTTCTATTGGTAAAACCATCACCAGGATTTAAAACTGATACTGAATCTAATGTTCTTTTTGACTCAGTTCTAAATTTATGTATGCCAAAATTACCTTCTGTTGAAAAACCAACTGTGTTTATTCCTACAGTATAATCTTGAATAGTTGGATAAAGTTTTACAGTCTTTGAATTTATTACATCAACATAGAAAGATTGATTGTTTGCAAGATATCCAGTTTTTACATTAGGACCTTCATATGTAGAAATGCCAATCTTTTCATTTACTAATTCATTAATACTATAAATTATTTTTTGTCCCTCATAAAGATTATGATCAGACAAAAATGTAATAGTCTCATCATCATAACTTAATCCACCACCATCATCCAATGCTCTTGCATTAAATAGTAATTCTCTAGTTTTATATTTTAATACTGGTTTTAAACTAGCATTTTTTCCATTGCCACCAGATATTTTAATTGAGACTGGTTCTTCAATATCGAAATAAACAGGATCGACAAAAACCTTGTCGATAGATCCTTGTACTACTGGTTGTATTTTTGCAGTTCCTTCAATATTGATAACTGGAGGATTAATTACATCATAACCAGAACCAGGATTTATTACTTTTACCCTTTCTAATGGTCCATAATAGATTTTATCTACAGACTTAGAACTAAGTATTTCTACACCATTTGCAAGAATTCCTATAGTATTTGATCCAATATCATCACTTCCACCTTCAGAATAATTTTTATTTAAATTTATTTTTTTGAGTAATTTTGCCGGATGCAATTTATCGTCAGAAGTTTTTTGAGAACTCAACGTAAAGGTGTGAGTTCCAGATGGTAAATCTGCGCTAGAACTGGCGTAATAAAGATTAGCATTGGCAGGTATACCAGATTTTGAAAGATACAATTTTATATCTTTATTATTTTCAATTGTTACAAAATATTCACCCTCCTTTAAACCATCAATAGGAGAAGAACCAGTATATGAATAATATACTTTATCTCCATCTACAAATGATGAAGTGTTTGATAGTTCTATGGTTGAATATTTTTCTTGTAAAGTTACATAATTTTTAAATGCACTAGCAGTTGATTTTGTTACATCTTTTGTGATTGAATATGAAGGCAAAGAATTTGATGCAACATAAAAATTATAATCATCTTCTACATACACGTTTGAAATATTAGTAGTAATGTTATCAAAGGCTAGCGGAACAGCACCACTGTTACTAATATCTAATTTTCTGCGAATATCATACTCTTTTAGATTACTTAATGTAGAAAGATTACTTGAAAATGTTATTTCTTGACCATCAATTGCAACAATTTCTACGTCTGTCAATTGTGAATTTAAAATTTCAGTGTTTCTTTCTAGGAATTCTACAGTATCACCTACTTTCAAAAAACTTTTGTCTAAGAGCGTTTGAGTTCTTGCCGTAGATCCATTTTTGTTAAAATAGGATAACCTAATTCTTACACTTGTATTATATTGAAAACTATTGGAAAAAATTTGTGTTAGATTATTATTATCAGTATTAGTGATATTTTTGCCCAATTTTCCAACTAAAATCTCTTCGTCTTCACTTAGTATATGATCTTTGTCATCAGTATCTTTTATTATCGTGTCAGAAATATTGCCCAGTAATCTAAATTCTACCTTTTTACTTGTGTCACCACCCTCATAACCAAAATAAGTATCATTGGAATGTATAATAGATGTTTTTGGTATGTCTAAATTAATATGAGAATATCCATCGGTTTTACATCCGAAGAATTGATTTATACTTTTTTCAGTATAAAATATTTCATTGGAACCATATAAAATACTACCAGATTGTGGAAATCCTATGGTAGAATCTACACTTATGGTATTTGAATTGTCAGTTTTTAGAATTGCAGATACTACCTTTGTGGATGGAGTTACTTTAAATTCATCAATGTAGTCGATATGTGAGTTATCATATCCAATGTATAGTAAACATTTATAAAAAGTTCTACTATTTCTAGTAAATATTTCTAGTTCTGATATTGAACCAAATACTGACGGATCATTTGTTTTTTGTAATTGTTGTCCGACCAAATTAGATGGATTTCCATCTGATAATAGTTCAAGTAAAACTTCTCTTCTTCTCAAATAGTCTGCATTAGATGCTTTTATAACATATGCTTCTAAATCAATAATTTGTGGAGTTATTCCGAATAAACCTCTAAAAAGAATTTTAATCGATTCTTTACTTCCTTTGGATCTATAAAGAGAGGTTGTGCTTTTTAAAAAGTTATTAACATTTAGCTCTGAATATAGACTAGTACTATCTAATTCAGGTAAAATTGAAGATTTGATTTTGGTATAAAATTCTTTTAGGAATAATACACTTAAATTGATTACATTACTTCCGGAATTATGTGAAGATGCATTTGTAGAAGAGAAATTTATTTCTTGTTGATATTGATCAACACCACTAAAACCCCTAATACAATCTACAAAACTACTACTAGTTTTTGATTTGTATGTTATAATTTCAGATCCAATTTGGATTAATCCATAATTTTTGGGAAATCCTTTAGTACTAGATACATAAATTGTCGAATCAGTACTAGAAATAGACGCACTAAGAGTACTAGAATCGTTTAGTGTATTTGAATTCAAATTATCTAATCTTATGTACTCAATAAGATTTTCAACAAGGTCAGTGTTTCCACCTTGTATTTCCTGAGAAATATAATACTGTTTTAAAAATTCTGAAAATTTTGGATTTTCAGAAGATATAAATTCAGGTATTTGGTTGTTTATGATATCCTGAACTTTAACTTTATTTTCAAAACTATCTTGTATCATATTAATTCCTTATTAGACTTCCGTTAGAGTAACTTGAATTATAATAATCTGATGTGAAAAGAACACCAGAAGTATTTTCTCCAGATGCAATCACATCTTTAACCATATTTATTTTAGTTTTTTGAATATCCAATGAAAGATATAAATCTTTCAATCCTATAACATCATTTGATTCTGGGAAAGCTTGTATCTCTACAATTCCATTAGGTTTTTCAGTTTCTGTAATATTAATGGCATTTAGTCTGACTTCTCCAGTAACATAGTTCACAATTCCTGCAGACTGTACAATTGTTTTGGGTTTATCTCCAGGAACTTCTGCAGGTTTAATTACTGCAATAACCCCAGTTTTTTTATCGGTGTTTGGTATATCTGTAAAATACAGATAACTATTTGGATTCAGATAACCGCTTTGTGATGGAATTTTAAAACCAGTTGATTTAATATTGTAACCTTCACTATTAACATGGAACTTATTTCCATAACATAGTTCATATTCTGCAAATTGATTTAATAATACATTCAGATTTCTTCTTATAATAACCTTGGTAATATTCGATGTAATTGAATAATCTGAATCGTCTATTAAATTAATCACTTTACTATACTTAAATCTTCCACCTATTTTTGTTGAGTATAAAGAATCCGAAAGAGTAGTAAGTGATTTTTGTATTTTTGTTTTTAATGCTAGTGGTGAAGATGATTTTGATTCATTATAATAGACTGAAGAATCCAATTCAATATAAAGTACTTTGATATCAACTATTTTTTGATTGATGCCAGTAATAGAATATTTCTTTAATTTTGATAGTATTTGATTTTTATCAAAATCTGATACATATAAACCATTCTTTGGTTTGATTGATATTGTTACAGAACCATATTCTGGTGGATTTAGTTCTTCTCCACCAACTACAGTGATAATATCTGCATTTGGATAGATCTCTGTTTTAATTATAGATTCATAATCATTTGCAGTTACTGCTCTATACTGAGAAGAATAGATCCTTGGTGCATAATGTTTGATTGACTCTATAGATTCCACCTCTGCACCGTTTCTAGACTCCTGTAAGGTGGTTACAGTGACGGTACTATTCTCTGGTACTGTCAGCACACCATTGGAGTTTTTGAGAGATCCTGCGAACGAAAATTGTGATGCACCATTACCATCGCGACCATCAGTTACTATATAATGAACTGTAATTTCACTACCATTTTCAAGTTTTTTGCCAATTACACCATCACCAAATAATAGTTCATATTTTTCATCTTTTACTTCTTGAATTAAAAAGATTTCAGAATCTTGGTTAACAGATACAATGTTATCTACTAATGAATATTTTTTGCCAGTTCCAGTGTCATTTGGACCTTTAATATAAGTTCTAATTGTGGATGTATCAATATATGGATTTGGTAAAATAAATCTCTGATCTAACGAAGCATCAACCGTAAAGGTATGCTTTATGTGTCTTCCTTGATAGATTGTTAGATTATCAAATGATGCTATACCATCATTAATAGTTGCAGATACCTCATCGGTAATTGAAAATATGTATGATGAATCTTTGGTTGATCCAATACATGCTAAATCTGGTTGGAGATATAATAGACCCGTCTCTTCAGTTTCAATATTAAAAGAAACTACTGCCGTTGAAGATTTCCTTGATCTTGGAACATATCCTATATTTCTAGCTAAAGAAACTACGTTCTCTCGTACTGTTGCAGAATCTAGAAAAACTTCATTTACAGATAAATTAGTATTAAATGCATTGATGTACGTATTATATGCAAGTACATCAATTAATACTGAAAAATTAGATCCTTCAAAATCAAAATCTGTAAAGTTTGAATTTGCCCGAAGGTAATCTTTGATCGAAGTTTTTATTTGATCAAAATCTAGATTTGTATAATTTGTAAAAGGCATTTTATCTCGTTGCCTCTAGAATAAATGTAAACTCTTGTGTTGGAAAGTCCTGCCCAATAATATTAAAAATTACTTCAACTTCAAGAGTATTATCATCATAAAGTGGGTTCACACTAACTCTTATATTTTCAACTCTCGATTCATAGTTTTTAATCGCTGTAATGATTTGATCTTCAATAATTGCAATTGTTGCATAATCAACAGTCGCAAATAGTGAAGATCTTACATCACTACCAAAATTTGGATTAAAAAACCTTTCTGTAGGAATAGTTTCTACAATATTTCGAACAGAACGAATGATTGCCCGTTCATTTTTCAAAATGGGCAAATCTTTAGTAATAGGATGAGGTTCAAATGATAAACTAATGTCTTTGAATGTTCTCGATACCCTTTTGATTGCCATTGGAAAGGACTTTTTTCTGCATTTATTTATGAGTCTTACCAGGAAACCCCATAATTTGGTTCCGTTCCATACGACCAGTCATCATAATCGTCATCATTTCTTATTTTTTGATGCAATTCTGACTGTATTTTAAGATTATGCGGTTGTTTTTCTAATTCTTCGGTTGTAAATTCTTCTGGATCATTGGATTGTTGCGGAAGTGACCAATAATCAGTGATTAATTTGGTTGTTCCCCACATTTCGTACATGTAATTGACATCCCTGTCTACTTGTTTGTAGTACATTTTGCTCCTGTTTGGTCTTTTTTGACAAAACAGAACTTTTTAAGGGGTTTCTATCCCTAAATTGTATTTATTTTTAGTAAAAAGGCGGGTATAAACCCGCCCGTGCAGTATTAATTAACCTTTACCTTGACCACGGTACTTCTTTCGTGCTTTATTGCGAGAAGATGCGGCATATTTGGTGTTCATGCCACAGCCTTGACGAGATTTTTTGGGTGCGCCCTTGACATACCCACCACCTTTACGCATTGCCATAAGAATTAATCTCCTTGAGTGATTTTAAAAGTGACTTTCCCAGGTTTAGAACCCTGGGATTCATAGTATTCTATCGCAAAATCTTGCATCAGATCAAAATATTCATCTTCTGTAAGATTTTTGTGGGTTTCAACACCATCGACATAAACGGTGTAAAATTCCTCTTTGCTCATAAGACTCAGATGATACGAGTTTTTTCGTGACCAACTCTGATACGAGGATCACACCAGATCTCAAAACCTGCTTCCTTGGCATCGAGACAGAATGAAACGTCCTCACCACACATGTCTTGAACTTCACCAGACTCAAAGACTTGCATTTTTGGTGCAAACCATGGATACTTCATCTCAGAGTGCTCAAAGACTCCGTTCTTAATCAGAAGCCATCCGAATCCAGTGTAATCAACTGTAAATGGTTTACGACGCTTTGAAATACTGTCAACCGTTTCGTGATTCATTACACCACCATTATTACGGAAGTCGTCTTCTTCTAACCAGTGTGCAACGGATGTTGTTGATCCATCTTCTGTGGCATACCAACCACCTGCAATATCCTTATCCAAAAGAATAAGTTGCCAAAACTTTTCTGAATTGAAAACAATATCACTATCAATCCATAGTTGATAGTCGTAATTTAAACGTCCGTTCCATGGTTTTTGATCTGGACCACGTAGAACATTTGCACCGAGGCACTTGCAACGTGCAAAGTTTACCATTGAACTGTAATCTTGACTAATCTGAATACTTGCTCCAGACTGTACAAGATCAAAACAAAGTTGAACAAAATTCTTTAAGTAAGTATATGAAACTCCTCTACCAGGTAGACAAAATACAATTGTCTTTCCCCTTACCATTTCTTTTGCAAGATTATAATCCCACTCTTCCTCAGTCTTCTGTGGAAGAGGTGCTTTCGCTTTTACAGTGAATCCTTTTGCCATAATCGAATGATTTTTACTTCAGTATCATACCACTTATATAGTGGTTAGTCAATCAGTGTGATGAGTCGAGCATTGCATTCCTTGAGTAGTTGAGTTCCTCATAACTCAGGTCATCAATCGTGTACTCGGTTTTCATGAGAACTATCATTCCCTTGGCAGTCTCCCAAGCCTTTGAAAATTCTTCTTCTGTTAATCCATAATGTAAACATTTATCTTTTAAATAAATGTGATACATAGTGCCCATTACTTCATTCATCTTGAACCTCTTTTAATAACAATTCGTCGCCATCAATGACCCATTTAACCTCAGTACCTTCATACCATCCAAGATCATTGATGATCCACTCAGGTATTGTAACATAATATTCGTCTGTTGCTGGATCAACCTCTACGGTCACAAAATTTTTGTCCGGATTTTTTTGCATATTGTTTGATTCTTTCTTTGAATTATATATCAATTTCGATTCTTGTGGGAGAATCCTTTGAGTCTTGTATCTTATGGGCGTCCGTAACACTTTGTAGACTACAGGGACCCATTGATTTTAGTTAGGGGGGGGGCCATGACCCTCGGTGGGGCGGGGGGGCGACCCATAAGGACTGCCAATCACGAACCCGCAACTGATCAGCACTGCTAATGTTACGAAATTGAAATAGTATGAAATAAGGGCAGCGATTGCTGCCCCTAAGTGTAATTAACCTAGCGTAATCCTAGGTGTTTCGCTACAACGTAGGGCATTAAAGTAACCTCCACGCCATAATCGAACTCCTCAGACTCTGCAGGGAAAAATGTAACGTACCATCCGCCAGTTCCTGTTATCGTAGGCATCTCACCGTTAAGTTCACATTTCGCAGCATAATTGTAGGCAATTGTTCTAATGTATGCTGCCTTACTTTCCGCGTTAGGTGAACCGTTGCGGTTAATTTCCATCAACACGTTGACTGTATCTTCCAGTCCAGAGTATTCCCAACGGATGCGAATTTGCTTGGAAAGTGTAGTGGTCATGGCGAAAGTTGCAATGGTAAAGTGGAAAGAATGGGGGCGAAAGTTGCCCCCGAAAGTGTCAGGGAAGGATGCGAACTTTGATCTGATTTTTATGCTCTAGCGCACCGTTAGAGTTTAAGATACCAACGCTGAGGCATTTGTTGTACAAACCAGCGTAGAGTTTGCCTACGCTAAGACCGAAAATCTCATCCCATTCTGCACACTTAGGGTTGAAATTAAAGTAGAAGAATTTAGAAAATTGCAGAGGTGTGGTGATGCGCATGGCGTGAAAGTGTAGGGTGAAAGGTGAAAGAAAGGGGGCAGGATTGCCCCCGTTAAGTGTCACTTGATAATGACGTAATCCGCGCCCTGCTTTTCAGTGCAACGTCCTGTGCGGACGCCGCGCTCTTTAATCAGGGAGATCTCAGCGGCGAGCGCTTTATCGGTCACAGAGACGGTCCGCTTGCCCTTGCAGACGGTCACCTTGCCCGCTTCGCTCTCAAAGGTCGCAAGGTTGCTCTCCACCATCAGGGAGAGAATCTCAGCGCGAATCGTCGCCAGATACTGCGCGGCGTCATCCGCCGCACGCTTGGCGATTTTTGCCTCAGCGACGCGGCGGTCGATGCGAACGTCGAAAGACTCTGTGTCGAAAACAAGGTCAGCGATTGCGTCGATCGCATCAACAGTCTGGGTGAGAGACGCGGCGTAGTGGGCGGCGGCGGTGGTGTTGTTGGACATGTCGAGTGGTGTGATTAACGACAGGGTTAATCTACACGGCAGGTCCAGATCCCGCAAGGTCCAAACGGTATCAACCGCTACAAAAAACCAAACTCATCCCATCAGCAACGCTAATCAATCAATCCGTCAAACGGTAGCAACGGATACAGAACCACAGACCGACCCTACCTACGCTGGAGGGCGGGAGGAGAGGGAATCCTCGCAGAGTTTGTATAAAGAATAAAGAATCAATCAGAATTGCAAAGTATAAAGATAAAATAGAGATCGTTAAGTATAAAGAATAAAGAATCAATCAGAATTGCAAAGTATAAAGAATAAAGAATCAATCAGAATTGCAAAGTATAAAGATCAAATAGAAATCGTTAAGTATAAAGAATCAATCAGAATTGCAAAGTATAAAGAATCAATCAGAATTGCAAAGTATAAAGAATTAGACAGGGATGAATGTAAAGAATAAACCACACCACTGACCGATAGTTTACATTCAACCCTGAGTAATTCTTTATACTCAGTGGTAAGTATAAAGAATAAAGAATTATTTCTTCTTTCTTTTATTCTTTGCTGCACCTTTCTTAGGTGTTAAAATGTTCTTAAACCTTTTATCAGGGCGTGATTTGCCACCCTTGTGGATCCAGCGTCCCATTATACAAACCTCGCAGGAGAACCACAAGACTGATAGAATGAAATCATTCTTTCTGCCTCTTCTTTTGTGGCGAATGATTGTGTTCTCCATTCGCAATTATTGTATGGTATTTGATATGTAATTGTGAAACCAATTGAATTGATTTGTTGTTGATTGTTCATTGTTTTGAATGTGCTTGTGTGTACTAGTCGAGATTTGAAGATTAACGGTCAAAGATCTCAGGGAAGGCATCATAAAGACGCTTTTGATTTCTGCCATCGGCACGGTGCCAAGCAGCAACGATCCTTTGAGCGAATCCGCCATGCTCGCCGCGCTCGGTGGCGTCGATTAATTCCCAAACGTCACGATCGCCATTGGCACGTTTGGCGTCCCAGACTGCCCAAGAGAGGTGGGAGGTTGCGTTGATCATTGTCAGTGGTAGTTGACTTCTGAATTTTACAGGAGAGAAAAGGGCACCCGTGAGTCAGATGCCCGATCGTTACATTCAGTAACCTAACCAGACCAGGAACTCACCCGTGTCTACGGGTCCGAAGTGGGCAGTGGTTCCATAGTCTGTGCGGAAGTCATCCCATAGACCGTGGTCCTTTGCTGCTTGGCAAGCAGTGCTCCAACGGATCGTGCCATTGGCAGGATCGGTGCAGTTCCAGAGAATCTCAGGGAAGGTGGGGAAGGTCATGAGGTGTGGTGATGAACTCTCTTATTGTATAGGGAGAACCCTCAAAGGGTCAATGCCACTCAAACAGTTGAGGATCTGGCACAGTCGCACTGGCAGTATCTTGAGAATCGGGCATGAGACCCACCCTGCGTGGTACAGTATTAAGGAAATCTGAAAGAGGTTCCCATCGCCACAGTCCAGACCCGAGACCACAATTTGTTACAGTGTCCAGACGTTCCCAAATCACCGAGACAGAACCATGCTCATCCCAAACAAAGCGATAGGTAGACATTGGCGGTTGATCCGTTGCCCACCCAGCATGGCGGATCTGCGCGGATCTGCCATGAAGAGAATCTTAAGAAATAGATTAGGCAGACTTATCCCCAAGATAAGAAATCATAATGCATCAAATATACTGATAAAACTTGACAGAGATAAACCCTTCATGATACAATCTAACACCAAAAAATATCTAAAAAGTATAAAGATCTATAAAATCTTATCTAGATTTTCTATACCTTCTCTTTCATTCTCTTTCATATTTTATACTCTTTCATATT